GGCCGTTGCTCTTGGTTAATACTATTATAAATATAGTAAATAAGACTAAAAAAGGTATAAAATGGCAACGCCATCAACTAGAGAAACACTAAAACAATACGCTTTACGTTCATTAGGTAAACCCGTAATTGAAATAAATGTTGACAACGATCAACTAGAAGATAGAATAGATGAAGCTTTGCAATTTTACGTTCAATACCATTATGACGGTATAAGAAGAACATACCTCAAATACAAGTTAACAGCAGCAGATAAAATAAGACTTAAATCTCCAGTTCCAAATTCAGAATCAGTTACACAAGATAGTGTTACAACAACTTGGTATGAAGCTGATAATTACCTAGTATGTCCCGAATCTGTAGTTTCAGTTATTAATATATTTCCTTTTTCAGACAAAGCTAATATGAATATGTTTGACGTAAGATACCAATTGCGTTTAAACGATCTTTATGACTTTGCTTCAACATCAGTTATTAACTATGATATGGTGTTAAGACATTTAGATTTTTTAGATCAAATTTTAGTGGGTATGAAACCTATACGTTATCAACAACACGATAATAGATTATATGTTGATATGGACTGGACAAATGATTTACAAGAAAATGAATATTTAATTATTGAGTGTTATCGTAAATTAGATCCTGATTCTTTTCCAAATGTGTATAATGATATTTGGTTAAAAAGATATGTTACGGCTCAAATAAAAAGACAATGGGGTTCCAACCTTAGTAAATTTAATGGAGTTACAATGATAGGTGGAGTTACATTAAATGGAGAAAAGTTATTTACGGATGCTCAAACAGAAATAGAAAAATTAGAAAAAGAAATAAGAGACTCTTACGAAATAAGTCCAACTTTTATGATGGGTTAATGTATGCCAGTAAATCATTATTTCCAGGACGGCAACGGTATAGGAAATCGTGCTGAACAAACACTACACGAAGATTTAATTATAGAAGGCCTACGTATGTATGGCCACGATGTCTATTATTTACCACGAACACTTGTTAATAAAGATATTATATTAGGTGAAGATGTAGCAAGTAAATTTAAATCTGCTTTTCCAATTGAAGCTTATTTTGAAACATCAGAAGGTTTTGCTGGTCAACAAGAAATAATTAATAAATTTGGTTTAGAAATACGTGAAGATACTACCTTTATGATTTCTAAAAGAAGATTTGGTGATTTAGTAGATTCTCGTACAGTATTAATTAAAGAAGGCCGACCAAATGAAGGCGATATACTTTATCTGCCTTTAATGAATAGTTTTTTTGAAATACAGTTTGTAGAAGATCAACAACCATTCTTTCAATTAGGAAATCTACCAGTTTATAAATTAAGAGTAACACGTTGGGAATACAGTTCTGAAGAATTAAACACAGGTGTTGATGAAATAGATGCTAAAGAGGACGTTTATTCTTTAAGTCAATTAGCTTTCCAAGTTTCATTAGAAAATGAAACAGGTTCTATGTTATTAGAAAATGACAGTGTGGAGAATGAGACTCAATATATTTTATTAGAAACATATAATATACAAACTCAATCAGCTTATGCTGATAATAATGATTTAGATAACGAAGCTGGATTTGATACTGCTTCAACAGCTGACGATATATTAGATTTTAGTGAATCAAACCCATTTGGAGATCCAGGAGATTACTCATAATGTTTAACGATTATTTTTATAACGAAGGACTAAGAAAACTTACCGTAGCTTTTGGTACAATTTTTAACAATATACAAGTTAAAAAGGCCGACGCTAACGGTACAATGGTTCAAAGTATTAGAGTTCCTTTAGCATACGGACCAAAAGAAAAATTTATGGTTCGTTTAGATCAACAGGCTAGTTTAGATAGTAGAGAGTTTGCTGTTGTTTTACCACGTATCAGTTTTGAAATAACTGGTATTGTTTATGACGCTACAAGAAAATTAACAAGAATACAAAAATATAAGACAGTTAAAACAGGTTCTAATAGTATATTAAATACAAATTATACACCAGTTCCATATAATATAAATTACACTTTAAATATATTTACGGCGACAGCAGAAAATGGTTTACAGATTGTGGAACAAATATTGCCTTATTTTCAACCTGATTATACTATTACTTTAAATGTTTTGCCAAATATGAATATGAGTAGAGATGTTCCTATTGTGTTAAACAATGTAAATTATGAAGATAGTTATTCAGGTGATTTTGTTACAAGAAGAGCTGTAATATATACTTTAAATTTTACTGCTAAAACTTATCTATATGGGCCAGCAGGTACACAAAAGGTTATACGTACTGTACAATCAGACGTTTATACTAATACGGATATTGCTGAAAAAGCAAGAGAAGAAAGAATTACTATAACTCCTAATCCAGCAGGTGCTGATGCCAATGATGATTTTGGATTTACAACTACTATACAAAACTTTACTGATGGTAGAGTTTATAATAAAACAACGGATACAGACGAGTAAAATTAGTAATAAATAGTATTATGACTAAACTTGATGATAAAGTAAATGAAATATTAGGTATTGAATCTACAGAAAAACCTGCTTTAGAATCTATTGTTAAAATAGATAATCCTCCCGTTCCTAGAATTAACGACACTACTAAAGCAGATATAGATAATGACTACGAATATAGTAGAGAAAATTACTATAATCTAATTGAAAAAGGACAACAAGCTATTGAAGGTATTTTAGAGATTGCTAAAGAAGGACAACACCCACGTGCTTACGAAGTAGCAGGCCAACTTATAGCAAATGTGGCAGGTACGGTGGATAAGTTACAAGATTTACAAAAAAAATTAAAAGAATTAAAGGATTTACCTAAATCTGCTTCGCCTCAAATTAAAAATGCTTTGTTCGTAGGAAGTACTAAAGAGTTACAACAAATGTTGAAAGCAAATGAAGATACTAAAAGCAACAAAAAGTTACCTGAACAAACAGACGTTTCAGATAAGTGATTTAACTTTTATAAGAACGGCCATACCTTTAAAAGAAATACTTAATGGTGAGAATATGATTGAACCTATACAAATAGTTAAACACACTATAAATGATGTATCACGTATGGGCGCTAACGGCATTCCTTATATTGAAAAACAATATAGTGTTCATAAAGGCAGTCAAAGAATAAAGGCCGCTTTACAATTAGGTTGTACACATATAGAAGGAATTATTATTAATGAGTAATTATAAAGAGCATATTTTTCCTACTGAAAGTTTAATTGGTGGTTGGTATATGCCTGAATCTATTTGTGATAAAATGATTGATATATTTAAGGCAAGTAAAAAAGAAGAAAATAAAATATACTTAAATAAAGAAGATGTTGTTGATCCTATTATTAAAATAAGTTTAGAAACAGGTTTAAGAAATGAAGAATATGAAAACCATTTAAATAGTATTTTAGAATTATACAAACAAAAATATGATTTTTGTGATGTTGGTACTTATGGTATTAATGATTTAATTAAAATACAATACTATAAACCAAATGAAGGATTTTTTAAATGGCATATCGAAAATACTTATAAACCTCATAATAAAAAAAGACATTTAGTTTTTATGACCTATTTAAATGACGTTGAGAATGGTGGTACAGAATTTTTATATCAAAATCTTATCAGTCCAGCAAAAAAAGGTTTAACTTTGTTTTGGCCTGCTTACTATACACATCCTCATAGAGGACAGATAAGTAGTAAACAAGAAAAATATATAGCAACAGCGTGGTACACATTTAATGAGTGAAAAATCTTCAGTATATCTTGGTAATCCTAATCTTAAAAAGGTAAACGTACCTGTAGAATTTACACAAGAACAAATACAAGAGTTTGATTTATGTTCTAAAGACCCTTTATATTTTATACAAAACTATGTAAAGATTGTTTCTTTAGATGAAGGTCTAGTGCCTTTTAAAATGTATGGCTTTCAAAAAGAAATAGTAGGTACAATACACAATAATCGTTTTACTATATGTAAATTGCCAAGACAGTCAGGCAAATCAACAACTATCGTATCTTATTTACTTCACTATGCTTTATTTAATGCTAACTGTAACATTGCCATATTGGCCAACAAATCATCTACAGCTAGAGATATATTAGGTCGATTACAATTAGCTTACGAAAATATACCAAAGTTTTTACAACAAGGTGTATTGAACTGGAATAAAGGTAGTATTGAATTAGAAAATGGTAGTAAAATAGTGGCCGCTGCTACATCTTCAAGTGCCATTCGAGGAGGTTCATATAATATAATATTCTTAGACGAGTTTGCTTTCGTACCAGCAACTATTGCTGAACAATTTTTTAGTTCTGTGTTTCCTACGATTTCTTCTGGTAAAAATACTAAAATGGTTATCGTATCAACTCCTCACGGAATGAATATGTACTATAAATTATGGACTGATTCTGTAAACAAATTAAATGATTATGTTCCTTTAGAAGTTCATTGGTCAGAAGTTCCAGGCCGTGATGAAAAATGGAAAGAAGAAACAATACGTAACACAAGTAAAGAACAATTTGCCAGTGAGTTTGAATGTGAATTTTTAGGATCTATTGACACTCTTATATCACCATCTAAAATTAAGGTTATACCTTACATAAGGCCTATACAATCACAAGGTGGTTTAGATATATTTGAAAGACCAGATAAAAATAAAATTTATGTTTGTACTGTTGACGTAGCAAGAGGTATTACAAAAGACTATTCCGCTTTTATTATATTTGATGTTACACAGATGCCATATAAAGTTGTGGCCAAATATCGTAATAATGAAATTAAACCTTTAGTGTTTCCTAATATTATAGAACAAACTTGTAAGGCCTTTAATAGAGCTCACGTACTAGTAGAGGTAAATGATTTAGGTGGTCAAATATCTGATGCTATACATTTTGATTTAGAATATGACAACGTATTAATGACTACACAAAGAGGTAGAGCTGGACAAGTATTAGGTACGGGATTTAGCGGTAGAGGAAGCCAACTAGGTATTCGTATGACTAAACAGATTAAAAAAATTGGTTGTTCTAATTTAAAAACAATTGTGGAAGCAGATAAGATTATTATTAATGATTTTAATATCATAGGAGAGATGTCAACGTTTGCTAGACGACATAACTCTTGGATGGCCGAAGAAGGATGTAATGACGATCTAATGACTTGTCTTATTATATTTGGCTGGTTATCAAATCAAACATACTTTAAAGAATTAAGCAATTCTGATGTTCGTTCTAAATTATATGAAGAACAGTCTAATATAATTGAACAGGATATGGCCCCTTTTGGTTTTATAGACGATGGCTTATCTACTGAAGATACTCAACCATTTAAAGATGAGTATGGAGAAACGTGGCATCCTGTAGTAAGAAGAGGTGAAAATTAGTATAAAAAGTACAAAACCAGTGTATTATAAATAGATTGTAGATGATTAACTTTGATTATGGGCGTATGAATAATACGAGTTTTGAATAACATATGTTAAAATTAGCTAATTAAAAAAGGAGAAAACCTAATGGCATTTCAAGTATCACCAGGTGTTCTCGTACAGGAAAGAGACTTAACAAGAATTATTCCTGCTGTATCTACTTCGGTAGGCGCTATAGCAGTTCAATTCTCTAAAGGTCCACTTGACGAAATCGTAACGGTTTCTAGCGAGCAAGAATTAGTAGATACGTTTGGCAAACCAAATTCAACTAACTTTGAAGATTGGTTCAGCGCAGCAAACTTTCTACAATACTCTAATGCTTTAAGAGTAGTACGAGCAACTAACACAGGATTATTAAACGCTACCTCAAATACGAGTGGTATTTTAATAAAAAACACACAAGACTACCAAGACAACTATTCTACAGGATCAGCTTCTATTGGAACTTTTGCTGCTAGAGAAGCCGGTTCTTATGGTAACAATTTACAAGTATCAACTTGTCCAAGTGCTACAGCATATTCGACAGCGGCAGTAACAACAGTCAATGACGCTTCAACAGCTGTTGCCGATACTACAGTAACTTTAACAGCAACAGCAAATATTAATGTAGGCGATATAGTAGAATTTTCTACATCATCCGGAGGATCAGACTATGATGGTTACAAGTATAGAGTAACTGCCGTATCTTCTCCTGACATTACTATTGTTAGAGCTGACTCAGGCCAAGGCGGATTACAAGTAGCATTAACAAATGGTGCTAATGTAAAACGTTATTGGAGATATTACGATCAAGTAGCTGGCGCTCCAGGTACATCACCTTACGCTTCTGATAGAAGTGGTGTTAATGACGAAATTCACATTATCGTTATTGACGAAGATGGTGGTATTTCTGGTACTGCTGGAACAATCCTAGAAGTATTTGACTCAGCATCAAAAGCTGCTGACGCTAAATCACCTCAAGGAGACTCAAATTATTACGTAGATGTAATATACAATAAATCAAAATACATTTATTGGATGGATCACAATGCTAGTGGTTCAAACTGGGGCTCAAATGCTTCTGGTACTACATTTACAGCTGTAACTGTTCCAACTTTAGAATCACTATCAGGTGGTTCAGATGGTTCTACAGTAACAGTGGGTCAAAGAAAAACTGCTTATGAAAAATTCCAAGACGCTGAAACAGTGGATATTGGATTAATCATTGGCGGTACGTGTTCAGCGACTCATATTGATAATCT